TATCATATAAAATATTTATTATATTAAATCGATTTTTAAGCTCACTTATTAATTTCTCATCAGGTATTTGCATTTCACTTTGCATAGCTATAGAATTATAACCTGCAGAATGTAAACACATAACATCTTTGAGTGAAGAAGTAATGATAAGTTTCTCACCTTTATTTGGGAGTTGACTGTAGCCTTGCACATCATTTTTATTTGTATTGCTCAGCCATTTGTTTTTTTCTTCATAAGGAGAATAGATTTTATATCTATTTTTAAATTTAAAAGCATAAGTAATTGATTTACAAGTAAATCTATTATTATTTATCCAAAAATGACTTATTGGTTCGACCGCAAACTTAGTTAATATTTTTTTACTTACCAAATATTTACTCCAAAATTTTGCATCTTCTTTAGTCCACGGTCGCTTTTTCTTTCTAATTATAACTT